CGATGAATTATCAAAAGATACTCTTGGTAAATATGCAGTTAAAGCAACTGCAGCTAGAGCAGCATCTAAAATGCAACTTGATAAGAAAAAGAAATCATCTGATTTAGCACATCAAGGTAAAAGACCTACATCCGTTCCAGGTAAAAAAGGTGTAACAATAGATAAAAGCCTTCAATACGATAGAACAATTAGAAGATCTCAAAAAACTCTTGCTAAAAGAGATGCAGGTTTACAAAAAGCTGGTGAAAGACTTCTTAAAAAAGAAGAAGTTGAAAACTTAGAAGAGTTGAAAGCAAGAACAGTTGGTTCATATATTCGTAAAGCAACTGACAACCTAAATAAGCAAAAGAGTGGCTATGATTCTGTTAAGAAACATAATGATCATTCTATGGAATATAAAGGTAAAGTTAGCCCAGCTATGAAATCAATGCAGAATGTATACAAAGATCAAATTAAGAAAAGAGAATCTGGTCTTGCAAAAGCTGATAGAGCTCTAGCTAGAAAAGAATCTTATGAAGCTAACAATGCTAAATGGAAAGACTGGGTTGACGGTCTTAAAGAAGGTGCATATAAAGAAGCCGATAAAAAAGTACATAGTCCAAATGCTGAAGGCAAAGAAATGTTAGAGCCAAGAGCACAAGGTGAAAAAGACTTTAAAAATATGCATAATATTGAAGTATTTGATAGAGTGCCTAAAGATGATCAAGGTATAACAGCTAATGTTCCAAGCCGTAAATTACGTCCTGGAGATAATGATATAGGTGATCCTAAAACAGTAAAAGTACAAAAATAGCCTCTGAGAAAAGGGTAAATAGCTTTATAAGTTATTTACGTGAGGATTTGAATGCACTTATTTGATGTTTTAGATAATAACAATTTCGTAGCCTTTGCCACTAAGTATTATAATAATCCTCAGTGTGCAGGCATGGAAGAGTTTAATGAAGATATACAACGTTTTAAATATTTAAAGCGATTGTTTGGTCGATATGAAAAAGGAGATTTACAAGAAAGATTAATCCTTAATCATATTATTGTAATATATAATGTCTTTGGAATTAAGGCAGCTAATCGTATGATCTTCTATAGAATTGAAGAGAAACATTGGCCAGCTTTAAAAACATTTTTAGTCTATCTTAATTACTTAAGAGAAGATGAAAAGGTAGAGATACCTTTAGACGAACATATAGTTGAAGTACTAAGGAAAATTTAATGGGTATTATATCAAGAGCAGCTGATACTTATTATACGTTTAGATTTTTAAAAACCATGACCACTAAGTGGACAGATATGGAAGCGTATAAAAGAGGTATAGTTGATGAGAATGGTAAAGTACTCAAAAAAGGTTCTCAGATTTCGTCTGAAGACAAATCGCATTATACACTTTTCCATCGTTTAGTATTCAATATTAAACGTATTCTCGAGAAACTTCCATTTGGTAAGACTAAACTAGCATCTTATGCTGCTGCTTTATTTTTATTAAAAGAAGAGACAAATCTATCTCAAGAACAAATTAAAGAAGCACTTGAACAGATTATGCAGGATTTAGAGTTAGATTTAGATATGGCTCTGAATGAAGATCGTTCGTGGAATGTAATGGAAAATGATCAGTTAGCACCTGGAAACTATTCATTAAGTGAAGATATTGCATCACCAAAGACTGGTGAAATAATCGCACGTAAAGGAACATCAATTATTGCTGATGCTAATAATGATCCAGTTGATTATATGTATGGAACACCAATTTATAAAGTAAGACATATACCAACTCAAACAGATGTATATGTTGCACCCGGAGATTTAGTTCGATGAAGTCATTAAAAGAATTTATTTTAAGTAAAGGAACTCGAAAGCATATTGCTGATGTTCAACAAAAGAGAGCAAATGATCTTAAGAAATTAAGAGCTGCAAGAAGAGCTAAGAATCCTACATTTGTTGATAAGTTTAAGAAAGGTTTAAAGAAAGAATCACTTGAAGAAAAGCTATCTGCATCAGATGGTCAACAAGCATGGATTGATGATTTCTTAAAATCAGATGCACCTCAGTTTAAAGGTAAATCGAAAGAAGAGATTGTTAAAATGGCTGTAGCAGCATTTAATGCAGCAAAGAAAAATGAAGGATCGCATGGTCCTGAAGGTATGGGTCATCCTTATTCAGATTATGCAGATAAGTTTGCAAAGAAAAAAATTAGATTATCTAAACATATCGATCAAGATGCACATGCTGCAAAATTAGGTGAAGATGTTCCGGCAAATGCTGTAGCTGGTGGCGGAGTTGATATGAATCCAACTGGCAAACCAAAGAAATTCAATGATGGTCGCAGTAAATATGATGTGACTAAAATGTTCAGAAGAGCAAGCGTAAAATAAAATTATAGTTGATATAATTTCCTAATAAAGTTTACATTTACTGTAAACTATGATATAATATATACTTATTATGAGGAAAAATAAATTATGAGTATAACTGTCACTAAACGAAATGGTACTAAGCAACCATTCGATTTAGATAAAGTCCATAGAGTTCTCGATTGGGCTGTAGAAGATATCGCTGGAGTGAGCGTATCTGAAATCGAACTAAAAGCAAATATACAACTATATGATGGTATCAAAGCATATGATATCCATGAATTGCTTATCAAATCAGCAGCAGAATTAATTTCTGATCATACACCAAACTATCAATTTGTAGCAGCACGTTTAATCAACTATAAGATTCGTAAAGAGGTTTATGGACAATATGAGCCTAAACACTTATTAGATGTAATTAAAATGAATGTTGAACGTGGCGTATATGATTCAGCTATTCTCGATAATTATACAGAAGATGAGATTGAATATCTAAACTCTAAGATTAATCATGATCGTGACTTTGAATTTACTTATGTTGGAATGGAACAATTCCGTGGTAAATATCTAGTACAAAACAGAATTACAAAGACAGTATACGAAACTCCTCAAATTTTGTATATGATGGTAGCAGCAACGCTATTCTCAAATTATAATAATGGTAAAAGATTAAAATATGTGAGGGAATTTTATGACGCGATTTCAAATTTTTATATTAGTCTTCCTACTCCTATTATGGCTGGCGTCCGTACTCCTACGAGACAATTCAGTTCTTGTGTACTTATCGAATCAGGAGATTCTCTCAATTCTATCAATGCAACAGCAACCTCAGTTGTAAGATATATTTCTAAGAAAGCTGGTATTGGTATTTCTGCTGGTGCAATTAGAGCATTAAAATCAGAAATTGGTGATGGCTCTGTTGTTCATACTGGTTTGATTCCTTTCCTTAAATACTTTCAAGCAGCAGTTAAATCATGTTCACAAGGTGGTGTTCGTGGTGGTGCAGCAACGATTTATATTCCGATATGGCATTTAGAATTTGAAGATTTAGTAGTACTGAAGAATAATAAAGGTACAGAAGAGACACGTGTACGTCATATGGATTATGCGTTTCAATTTAATAAAACAATGTATGAACGTTTATTGTCTGGTGGTAATATTACATTATTCTCTCCAAATGATGTTCCGGGTTTATACGAAGCATTCTTTGCTAATCAAGAAGAATTTAAACGACTATATGAAATGTACGAAGCAGATGATTCTATTCGTAAGAAAGTTGTACCAGCAATGGATGTATTTACTCAATTCTTAACAGAAAGAAAAGATACAGGTCGAATCTATCTAATGAATGTAGATCATGCTAATGATCATGGAGCATTCTTACCTGATAAAGCACCTATTCACCAGTCAAATCTATGTTGTGAGATTGACTTACCTACTAAACCTCTTGACTCGGCAGATGATGAAAATGGAGAAATCTCATTATGTACCCTTAGTGCAATCAACTGGGGACAAATTAACCACCCATCAGAATTTAAGAAATATTGTACACTCGCCGTCAGAGCTCTTGATGCTTTGCTCGACTATCAGGCGTATCCAGTACCTGCAGCATATAAATCAACGATGGCACGTCGACCTTTGGGCATAGGAATTATTAATCTTGCATATTTCCTTGCAAAACGTGGATTAAAATATGATAAAGAAGCTTTAGATGTTATTGACGAATATGCAGAAGCTTGGTCATATTATCTTATTAAAGCTTCAGCTAATATTGCACTTGAAAAAGGTGCTATTCCTAAATTAGATGAAACTAAATATGGTCATGGAATATTACCTATTGATACATATAAAAAAGAAGTTGATGAACTTGTTAAACCAAAACAAAGAATGGATTGGAAAGAGTTACGTAAACAACTCAAAGCAACAGGTATTCGTAATTCAACTTTAATGGCATTAATGCCTGCAGAAACATCTGCACAAATAAGTAATAGTACAAATGGTATTGAACCACCTCGTGCTTTAGTATCATATAAACAATCGAAAGATGGTGTAATGGCACAAGTTGTTCCAGGCTATCATCATCTGAAGAATAAATATGATTTACTTTGGGACCAAGAATCACCTGAAGGTTATTTGCAGATTTGTGCTATCTTACAGAAGTATATCGATCAAGGTATTTCTGTAAATACATCATATAATCCTGAGAAATTTGAAGATTCAAAAGTTCCGATGTCTCAGATGATAAAAGATATTGTTACCTTTTATAAATATGGTGGTAAACAATTATATTATAATAATACGCACGACGGTGCTGGTGAATTAGACGATGAGATTCATGACATGAATGATGAACTTACTTATCAATATGTAAATGATGAAGACGATTGTGATTCATGTAAAATTTAAGGAAGGATATGTCAGTATTTGCTAAGAAAAAGAAATCTCATTTAGAATCAACTATGTTTTTTGATGAAGCAGTTGATGTAGCACGATACGATGTAGTTAAATATCCTCAATTCGAAAAGATTACAGATAAGCAATTAGGTTTCTTTTGGAGACCAGAAGAGATTGATATTTCAAATGATAAGGCAGACTTTCATAAGTTAACTGATCATGAACAACATATCTTTACTGCTAATCTTAAAAGACAAATCTTATTAGATTCTGTACAAGGCCGTTCACCTAATCTTGCATTTTTACCGAAGGTATCGATACCTGAGCTTGAAGTATTAGTTGAAACATGGTCATTCTTTGAGACTATTCACTCAAGATCTTATACACATATTATTCGTAACATTTATCCTAATCCTTCTAAGATATTTGATACTATGTTAGAATCAAAAGAGATTATGGATTGTGCTACTGACATCTCAAAATACTATGATGATTTCATTGAATATTCGAAATGGCATGATTTATTAGGTGCAGGAACACATACAGTAAATCGTAAACATATCGATATAAATGAATATGAGCTGAAGAAGAAGCTCTGGTTAGCTCTCAGCTCAGTTAACATCTTAGAAGGTATTCGTTTCTATGTTTCTTTTGCATGCTCTTGGGCATTTGCAGAATTAAAGAAGATGGAAGGTAATGCTAAGATTATTAAGTTTATTGCAAGAGATGAGAATACACATCTTGCTGCATCACAAACTATTCTAAAGAATCTAATTAAAGATGATAAAGACTTTGATAAGATTCGTAGAGAAACAGAACAACAAATTACAGATATGTTTGTTGATGCTATCGAACAAGAAAAAGCATGGGCAGAATACTTATTTAAAGACGGATCAATGATTGGTCTAAATGGTAAGTTATTAGCTGACTATGTAGAATGGATTGGTACTAAACGTATGAGAACACTTGGTTATATTTCACCTTATACAGTACCTCAATCAAATCCACTTCCATGGACTGAAAAATGGATTGGCGGTGGTAATGTGCAAGTTGCACCACAAGAAACAGAAATTTCATCGTATGTTATCGGTGGAGTTAAACAAGACGTAAACGAAGATACATTAAAAGGATTATCATTATGAGTAAGAAATTTTTCATCTATTCGAGATCAAACCCACCTTGTCCATATTGTGAAGGCGCTAAAATGCTAGCCGGAACTAAAGGCGTTTCACATCATATTATTGATATCGGTAAAGATATTCAAATGGATGAATTTACTGAAATGTTTCCTGATCAAAAGACTGTACCGCTTATTTTAGTCGAAGAAGATGGTTTAAGAAGTCAAATTGGTGGTTATACTGAATTTAAAAAGTATTTAGATACTCAAGACATTACTGAAGGATTAACTCTGTGACAGAATGTTATTCTTGTAGCACTATATATAAAGTTATATTAAGCGAAGATTATGAGGACGAAACACCTAAGTTTTGTCCTATATGCGGAGCAGAAACTGAAGTAGAGCTAGAATTTGATGACATGGATTTATGAAGGTAAAGAGTTTACCGAACCTGGTGAATGGATAGGATTTGTTTATATTATTACTGATTTAGATAATAATAAGAAATATGTTGGTAAGAAAAACTTCTGGTCAACAAGACGTCTCCCACCACTCAAAGGTAAAAAACGAAGAAGAGTTAAAAAAGTAGAATCTGATTGGCAAGATTATTACGGATCAAGTGAAGAAGTTAAATTACTTCTCGAACAATCAGGTCCAAAACGATTTAAACGAGAGATATTACATTTATGCCAAACAAAGG